GGATCCCTCGCCGTATCCGAATGCGCCGGCACCAAAAATAATACTGGTGTATTTGGTGTCGTTCGAGCCGTTAAGGTCAACCGGCAAGCCGTCATCAACAATAACGCGATGGCCCAAGAAAGTCGGAATGGTCATTTGACCTTGGCTGTCTGGGATAAAGTCGATATCGTCGTTGTCAACCATGCGCTTGTAAACAACCGAGTGAACAGCGATTGCTGATAACTCGTTGTAAGCATCACCTAAGGTAAACGCTGCGCTGGTGAAGTTTGAACGGGTGAATACGCTGGCGGTGGTTGCGGTGTTCAGTGCCGCGTTATAAACCATGTCGCTTGACTCTGACGCTACGTTGCGAGCCAACACGCCGTTAGCGGTTTGGATCAAACGACGCTGCCATTGGCGAGCCCAGTAAACGTCCACGCGCTGGCGGATGCGATCTAAGGCCTTTGGCCCTAACGCCAGTTCAGACGCTAAATCAGAAGCTGACCAGCCCTTGTTCAGGAATGCCTTGTATGTTGCCTGTTCACCCTGCACGATTTTATCGGCTGCTGCCAATGATGTAGGATCATCATTTGACAGGTTTGGTGCGCTGGTAGCGTCAAGGTCTTTCCAAAACGGCAGCTCGGCTAATTTGCCTGGCTGGCTTGCGATGGCATCCAATAAACCATTGCGGGTAACGACGCCAGATTGGAAAAACGCGGTTTTTTCAGGACCGTCAACAGCTGGCAGGTCTTGAAATACTGTGACATCAATGATGTCGGATAAACGAGTAGTGGCCATGAGATTAACTCCTTAAGTGCCGTAAAATTCAGATTTCAAACGATTATACTCGGCTGGATTTGCTTTGAGCAATGCTGACAATTCCGAGCCAGTCATCTCGCCGAAGCTCTTTTTCGCGGCACTGCCACTACCAGAGCCGTTTGCGCTTCCACCGCCTTTGGTGGTCACGTCGGCTTTAATCAATCGGGCAAATCGCGCCTCTTTCTTAATGCGGTCAATAAACCCTGCTTTATCCCCGCTAATGGCACTGCCATTCTCGTCATGGAATACTTCTGCGCCGGTGCTTGGGTCGATCTCAATGCGGCTGGCGATTAACATCGCAATAACTTCACCGCTTGGACTGTCGACGCCTAGTTCTGCACCAATCTGTGCCGCCAAGGTATTTCGAGCGCTCTTTAGCTCGCTCCTGCGCAACCTCAGCAACGTACCGCTTTTCGCGTTTCCGCTTCTGTGGTCTTGCGTAAATCTTCCATCTGCTGTTGATAGCGCTTTTCAATCGTATCAACATCACCCTTTGTTCGCGCTGTTTCGAGCGCTTCTTTTCGGGCTTGATCGATGCGGTCTTGCTCGCCTTTTTTGAACTCGTCGAGTTCGCTGCGGAACTTATCAAGCTCGGCATCTTTTGCTTTTGCTTTTCGGTCCAGCTCATCAGCAGTTGCTTTCACTTTGGCGAAGCCGCCGTGAACATACCCACCGTCTTGTTCAACATAGTCACCTTTCAAAAAATCAGGTAACTGTTCATACTGCTCTTGCGTTAGCTTTGACATTTGGCACGGCCTCTGTCGTTGGGTTGGTTAAATTCGCCAGTACGACTGGCGAGATAGGTTAAATGTTAGTCAGTCTATAAGCCGCTGTCAAGCGGCTGTAGGTTTAAACGTGGCGCCTGGTTGTCTAGTTCGACTTTCATGGCTTCAATTTCTGCCATAAGCCAGCCGCCGTTTTTCACTTGACGCATAAATTCATCTTCGCTGATTCGCCCTTTGTCGGTCATTTCCATTAATGCGCGGACTTCCTCGACGCTTAGTTTTGGCTTGGCAAAGTCACGAGGCAGCTCAACGATGATGTCGTCCATATCATCTTCAACCATGTCTGGTGCAACGACACCCTCGAACATTGCGCAGTAACTAATGATCCGCCGCCACGCGTTCTCGGCCGACGCGGCCAATGTCTGCAATAACGCATTCTGTTCGCTTGCGACCAGGCTTGCTTCGGTGGCGGTCATGCTTACGTCTGCCGACTCGTTAAACCCGCCCAGCTTGGCTATGCGTTTCTGCGCTTGCTCAAAGTACCACTGAAAATCGCTCATTTCGTTGTTGGCCGAGATGTATTCTGCGCTGACGTTTTCAGGTACGTTATTGACCGCGCCGCCNCCAATAGCGAAGAAGTCGCGGCCGTTCATTTTTTTGAATAAATCAAAGCCGGCGTCGTCCCAGCCTTTGGTTAGTAGCGTTGGGCTGGTGGCTTTTTGTGTTTCTTTGTAAACGGCGCTCACTCGGTATGCGTGTAAGCTGGCTTCGCAAATAGGATATAAAAATCCTAGATCAATTGGCAAAGCGCCCGATGGCATCGGCTCGTCTGCCACAAATTGAATTGGTAACCATTTCAATCTTTGCCCAGCAACTTCGACGTACATGCGTTCACCCTCAAGGGTGTCAGAACCGTATACTTTCTTTTGCTGGTAATAGTCGCCGTTTTCGTCAAGCGCTAGGATTAAGTATGATTCTAACGGCTTATGCGCGCCGGTGCCTGGGTCAAAATTGGTTCCCAGCTCACGCAGTTCTATATAGCTTAGCTGCATGCGCCCGTTGGTTCTGCTGAAATGCCAGTTAATGATGCTGTCACGGCTGTATTGCTTAATATTTGCGCGTGGATTTAGCGTGTTAATGTCAGCAATCGTGACAGCGTCAAGTTCAACGTCAGAAAGGCCCCGGTAGTCAGCAACCAAAACATGAAACTTCATCGCCATCGCTTCGGCTAGGCTGTGAGTGATGCCGTCGATCATGCTCATGCCGTCGCCGTCAACGTCCTGCTTAAGGTATGCAAGCCGGTCTGGTACATTAATTGTGCTGTCGTCAAGCCGCATTTTGCCGATGAGTGTTCGCTTGGTCTTTTCAGCGTCATTGGTGTACTCAGCGCCAGCCAGATACTCAAGGTATCTTGCAACCGCTGATTTTGAGTTAGTATCCGCCTGTGATGGGTGCGGTAATAACCAATAGGTTTCACGTTTGACGGCTTGCGAGCCAAGCATACAAACGCGCACCTTTTTTAGCTCTTGGGCTACGAGGTCGTAATCTGGGTGCGTTTTTGCTGTAGTGACGCTGCGCTCAACAAATGATGCCATAGCCGTGTTCCTGTGGATGTTGATTGGTTAAGTATAACATGCTTTTACCCACCGGCAACATCACGCCATATTTTCGGATCGATCACGTCGCGCAGCTCGGCGAGTGTAAGCGGCTTGCCTGCCATATCGACAAAGCGAGAAAGATCCAAGTCGCCGCGCAGGAATAATTCTGCGCGAGTCGTTCCTAGCGCTTCCTCGACAAACCACTTGGGCTGTCGGCGCAGCCAGTTCTCGTGCGANGTCTGCGCTCGAACTTGACCCGGATCAAATGTGCCGTCTGTGTTGCCGCCCACTGCAGCGCGGGTACCTTGGAGTTCTGCACCGCGTGGTAAAACGCCATAAGTCGAACGGCAGTTAAAATGTCGCGGTAAGCTGGGCCGATCTTGGTCGCGTCGGTACTTGGTTCCGTCAAGCGCCCTGCATCCAAGCGTGGTCCTGCTGTCTAGTGTGGCAATATAAACATACTCCAGCTCGATCTCTTGTGCTTCAATCATGGCTGCCCGCGCTGCGTTGGCATAATGGCTATAACCTGTCCGCGCCAGCGCTTCCGCACCTGTCTGGGTGCGTTCGAACGTGTCACGCAGGCGCCGTGATAAGACGCCTATAGTTTCGCCTCGTGCGTAGCCGGTGCGGATCGCGTCGTTGATGTCGCGGATGACGCTATCGGTGCTACCCTTAACAAACTGAGCCCATGTGCCGGTCTGGGTGCGCTGTCCGCTTTCTAGGCTCATAAGAGCTTGCTGAACGAATGACTGTATCTGCGCTTCTGCCGGGGTAATAATCGTCGCTGTGGTCGCCGAAGCCACCAGGTTGGCGGTAAACTGCGCCTCGTAGGCTGCAAAATCATTGAGTGATGCGTTGGTGCCGGCCCACAGGTTTTGGCGCGCTACCGCTGCGCTGATGGCGTTCTCAATCGCGGTGAGCTGTGCTGGTGTCTGCGGCAACCCACGCAAACGGATAATGTCGCGCACCTCGCGGTAAAGTGCTTCAAGTTTCGGGTTCACCTCTTCGCGCATCGAGCGTGACGCTAGGCGCTGAATCAGTAACTCGTGCTGTAGCCATTGGTCGATGTTCATTATCCGAACCTTGGTGCTTGGGCCATGGGTTTCCTCACTGGCATCTCGAATGCGATCGGGTAGCCTGTGGCGTCGTTTTGGTGATCGTTTCCGCTTTGCTTATCTGGCTCGCCGTTTTTGTCGAACGCTTGTTGTTCTAAGCAGTTTGCAACATCCGGGCATGCGCGGTCGTTAACCCATAGCAAACCATCTGCAAACGCTTTATTAACCGCCATCACCCGATCTTTAACCGGTGGGTTTTTTGCTGGCGCTTTAATTATAAACCCCGCCGAGCGTAAAAGCGAAATATCCGACACTGATGCGTTGACTGTTTTTCGGCTTCCGCCCGATGCGTCAGGATAAATGGTTATTTTATGCCCATTGTACCGCTCCAAGAGTGTATCAATAAGCGCTGGCGTGTCGTAAATGCCGGATAACTGCTCGACGGCATGCCAGCCGTTTGGTCGCTTGACGTAAATCGTTGACGCCATCTGACTGACGTTGAAATCCTGGCCAATAAATAACGGCTCTCTGTCGCGTATGGTTTCGTTTGATCGGTTGCGGTCGCGATTGTAAGAATTGTAAACCGTGCCGCTGGTCAGGTTGACGAACTGGCCCTCGATGTAAGCGTTGGCGTGTTCCGTGCTGTAAGTTGCCCGTAGTGAGTCGATGTAGTCTGGCGGCAGGAATGGGTTTGAGTAGCTGGTAGCCTGGATCATGCCGTACTCTGGCGTCTTGTTCAGCACCCAGCGCCAGTGAGCAAATCTAAAGCCCTCTGGCGTAGTGTACGCGCTCACCTGGTTTAACGGCGCTTTAACGTTTGCCGGGCGCTGCCGGTTACGGCCCAGCACCTTGTTCCATACCTCTTTGGCGTGTTCAAACTTAAGTGTATCTAGCTCATCTAAATGCGATCGGTATGTTTCGTAACCAACTATGCGCTCTGGGTTGTCCATCGTGCGCAGAATAATATCACCCCAGCTTGGTGCTGACGTGTAAATGACGTTTTCAGACTTGTTGTAATTGTATCGCACCCCGTTGTCTATTAGCTTAGCTTCAATGCGCGGCGCGGTGATTAAGCGCACCAGGTCGTAGGTTGGCGCGTAGGGACCCCGNTAAGGATCGAGGCTGACTGGCAGGCGTCCATCATGATTGCGTTGGCCATAGCTTCCGATTTACCTAGCGCCGTACCCGGCACAAAATAGCCGGTATCGGTTCTGCATGGTTAAGAAGTCGGCTTGCGGCTTAGTCGCCTTTATGTTCAGGCGCACCGATAACCTCAATGGTGACGTGTTCGACTGGTGTGGCGTTGTGGTGTTCGATTTCGTGACGCTCTTTCCACCCTGCCTGCGTTTTCATCCAAAAGATCATAGCTGCAGTATCGCCTGCTCTCGCTTTGTTGAATAATACGCCACCAATGGTTGCATTAGCTTTGGCTTTGGAGTGATCAAGCTCGGCGCGGTAGTGCTTGCGCAGTGTTTTGTCGTCGATCTCAAGGATGTCAGCAATAGTAGCCTGGTCAGTACCCACCATTGCATGAAGTTTGACCATTTCGCGGGTTGTGTTGGTTGGCTCATGTTGTTTGCCTTGGCTCATATTGTGTACCACTCTTTTTGCCCAGACGAGTTAACCTCGAACCTGACAAGCTCAAGGTCTTTTAGCTCGTTTAGAATAACATTGAACGTCGGGCTTGGCCAAACCGAGCCCGGCCGCTCTTTAATTAAATCAATGACTGATTGCTGGCTCGGTGAGATAGTCGTCTTGGAGGTAAAACCATCCGTCGATTTCGTAGCAGATGCCTTTTCTTTCCATTTCGAGCAAGCAATTTTTTCCATTTTCGCCAGCGGTGAAGCCATTAGGATTTTCCCTCATTAGATAAATGGTCGCCAACTCGAATGCGTTTAAGTTCGTCATACGTTTCTCCTGTTGATTCTAGTGTTGCCGTGTATCCGAAAAGGTTTTTTAACCTCTCAATGATCACGTCACAGAATCTTGGATCAATTTCCATGAGATAGCAACTGCGACCTGTTTTTTCTGCTGCAACCATGGTCGTGCCGCTGCCACCGAAAAAATCCAACACTAACCAGTCCGGCTTGCTCGACCATCTGATCATGCGCTCAACCAGGCTGACCGGCTTCATGGTTGGGTGAAGCGGTGAGCTTGTCGGCCTATCATCTCTTACTGCGGTTGATGGCTGTGCTTTTTGGATCTCTTTTACGATGTTCAGCAGCTCGTCTTTGCTGAGTTTTTTAATGTCCACATCGTCGTCGATAATGGTTGTTAGCTTAAAGTCGCCGCAGAAATAATGCCCGGCTCCCTCTTTCCAACCGTAAAGTATCGGCTCATGCTTCCAGTTGAAGTCTTGCCGGCTTAATGTTCCCGATTGTTTAACCCACACCAGGTTCTGGCTGAACTTAAAGCCTGCGGCGCAGAATGCTCTGGTAAAGTTTGCCCGCTCCGAGTCGGCGTGGGCCACATAAATAACCGCGCCCTTATTCATGACTCGCAGATAGCTTTGGTATGACTCCAGTAAAAACTGGTAAAAGCTGGCGTCGTCCATGGAGTCGTTTTCTATTTTCCCCGCGGCGCCCTCTATATCGACGTTGTAAGGTGGATCCGTCCATACCAAGTCCGCTTTCTTTTCGCCCATCAAAATGTCGACGTCTGCGTGATCGCGACAATCTCCGCACATTAACCGGTGGTTGCCTATGATCCACACGTCGCCCTTGATTGATGTATATTTTGGATCAACTTCTGGCAGGTCGTCTTCGCCATCGATTTTTTCTGGCTCTGGATCTGGTTTAAGCGCATCGATCTCGTCAAGCGAGAAGCCGGTTAGCTCAAGGTTGAAGCCGTCATCGCGTAGCTCGTCAAACTCAA